CTCAGTTGTGGTTCTCACAGCTTTTGCAAATTCCGTTTTCTTCATTCTGGGCGGTCGCAGGGGCTTTCCCGTTGGCCCGATTCCAATGTTGAAAACTTGTTTGTGCATATGACGATCAATGACTTTGCGAGAATAAACCAAAGACGAAACATCTGCGTTACTATTTAAATTAATCGGCGTATCACCCATTGCCTCTTCGCAGATTTCATAAAGCCGCTTTGTGAGTTGCTTTTGCTCCACGGTAAATTCATGCTTCACCGCATTCAAAGCTTCTTGATCAACATTAATCCCATTTCGCTCGATTTGGGTTAAAGCGAGAAGCATTTCATTGGAAAGGTCACGAATAGGCACGAGCGATTGATTACTGGGCTTGGCGTAATCATTGATTTGATCCAGATAAATCTCGCCACATGCTTTCACATCCGCTTCAGCATAAGGAATTACAACGTCGTGCAGGGGCATGGCTTCAAAACCAACACCTGATTTAAACAAATCATCAACGAGATCGCTTTTCTTTTGTGTGCGGATCATGCGGCCATGCTCCTGCGCTCTGCAGTAGCCTTCAGGCCGATCAAACGGCGCTGGCCTTTTGAAAGCAAATATTCCCCGATCATCGTACAGTAAACTTTCGGTGGGATCGGCATTCCAATTTCTAAAAGCCAGAGAACATCAAACTTGGCGTTGTGTGCGATTAAAAGATCTGCTTCCAACAGCGCTTCACGCAAAGGCGCAGGATCATCCGATTTCATCTGTTCGTTGTGATGAAAAACGAGCGACCTAACCTCATCGACCGTATCCCAGCCCAACCACCCAAAATGCGCTGAGACACATTTATTATCGGGATTGAAAGGTGAGTTATCGGTTTTGCCTCCGAGCTTTTGCACGGTGGTTTCCAGATCCAGAACGAGGCGCTTCATACTTTGAACCCCGCCAGTTTAGCGACGATCTTTGTTTGCACTGAAATCAATTCCTGGATCAGTTCCACTTGCCGATCTATCAGGGGTTCCAACTCCGTTGTCTTGCGATTTGCATATTCTTTCTGCTTCGCTTCCAGCAGATCAAAATATTCATCCAAGTCACCTGGCCCAATCATTGCGCTCTCCCGAAAAAAATAGTGGTGTGAGTTTCGTCATGCCGGTCAAACAAGTGCCAACAAGAGTTGTCCTTGCCTGTGGTATTCTCAAACCATTTAACCCGCCCAATACTTACAATCTTGCGAAGCCGTGGCAGGTAAGGAACGGCTTGTTTTGTGTGCACCCAATCGGCGTCAAAAAGTAGCCAGGTCGGACAAAGGTTTGAAAACCTCTCAATCATCGGATGCAAAACTTTGCGATCCCAGGGCGGGTTGGTGATGATTAAATCAGCGCCGCTAAGATGCTTCTTTTCTAAAAGATTGGCGTCCAATTTTTGGATGCCAGTTTGTTGCGGATCGATATCGTAAGCCGAGGCACAATTTAGACCCATGGTAAGCAAAGAACCTACTAAGGCACCATCACCAGCACAGGGTTCACAAAAGGTTTGTGCATTCCGCAGGTACGGTCTTAAAGGTTCAACAGCAGCCACCGGTGTTTTATAAAAATCTCGGGGTTTGCGTTGGAAATTAGATCTTTTTCCCATTGTTTTAAAACCCACTAGACGTAGGCCCAATCATGAATTGTACCTCGCAATATCAGGTTCCATCATCACTGCTATTGTTCCGTGATAACCGGACAATTTGTTTTTGCTGATGGTCAAAAATCTGGTATGGTCTGGCTGGCCATCTTCGTTATCACCGCTGTGTTTTCCGATTCCTAGAATCACGTCGGCTTCGGCGGCTTTTCCGGTTTTCGAGCCTTCTGCCATCGAGAAATCAACCCGGGTTTTGCCCTCGGCCTCAGCACTGGCTTGGCTTACGCCAATGAGCGCACAATTGTGCCGTTTGGCCAATTCTCGTAAGCGACGATAAAGCTCACGCAAACGTTCATGCGTAGCCTGATACTGGCCAGAAACACCAACTTTATCGCTTTGATCTATAATCAAAACATCCGGCTTCATTTTATGGACAAAACTTTCAACCGTATCTAAATTCCAATCCACAACACTCATCATTTCCAGATTAGTTTTGGCACAGCTAAAAGCGGCCATGGCAGTGTCGGGGTCATCTGCAATTTGTTGTCGGGTCATACCGGAAGCAGACTGCACGGCTCGCAGCATAGTGCGTTCTGTTCTTTCTTCATTTCCCAAAAATAAAACTTTTGCGCCTTGATCACAAAAACCGCCAGGGCCAGCCGTCAGCGAGACAAGAAAACTGGTTTTGCCGGTTTCCGGGCGGGCTAGAACGATCATAAATTCCCCGGCACCAATTCCATAGAGTTGGCGAGACAGGGTGTGGATATTAAATTGCCAGCGGTTTTCATCAGATGAAATCGCTAGTAATTCGTCTAACTCTTTGCTCGTCGTTGGCCCGAAGTCATCCGGACTGTAGCTGTCAGCGACACGATCGAGCAGGGCCTTCAAGAGGCCCATTGCGCTGGTATCGCCTTCACTCAAATTGATTCCAAGGCTGGTGATTTCTCGACCGATTTCTCGCCGATGCAATTTGCTAATAACATCTTGGGCGATGTCTTCGGATAGCGCTTCACTGCGCTGCACATCATCTAACAGATCTCGGAAATCTGCTTTCTCTGTATTGGTGGCAACGGGATGATCTGCAATCCAAAGCGCATATACTTCATCAGGCTTTAAATCATGCGAATATTTAGCATGAGCCATGTCCAGCAGATCATAAAGCTCGGCCGCATCATCGCTGAAGATTGAGCGTTTGAGCTTGCTTTGATTTGCTTTATAGTCTGATGAACGCAGAAGCGTTTTTAAAAGAGGCAGTTCCATGTAACATCCTTCTTGTTGCTATAGTTAGTGTAACAAGTGTGATGTTAAATGTCAAACAAAAAGCCCCAATCAAAGATTGAGGCTTCACGTATTTAAACTTTAGGTTTGCTGATCAGTTACGGAAAACGATCTTTTCAACAGGGCCGGTTTTGTCTCCACGGCGATCTGTTAGAGCGGCTTGCTCAGGCGAAATTACTTTGACGTTAACATCTTTTGTAATATTGGCTTTGAACTCAGCGGCAAAGGCTTTTAACGCTTTTTCTACTTCGGCCACCTTGGTATAATCTCCTTCGATCTCAAAATCGAAAACTGTTATCCCTCTCATTTTCTTCACTGCCATGTTTTTCTCCTTGGTCAATTTGGTCACTAGCTAGTTCGTTGGTCAATATCCGTCGGAGTTGTAGCTCCCCTAGCTCCTTCGGATCTTTGTTCGTTACTCTCAGAAACACATCCCCTCTGAGTTTTTTGGTCATCTGTGCGGCTTTTCCTGACGCATCGTTATCTAAACAAATATAAATTAATTTATAAATTAGTAAAGCACTTTTTATATTACTAGTAATGGTAGTACCTAGTAGGGCAACTCCAGTATAATCTTTTAACCTAGCAATAGAACAGGCTGATGCTGCGTCTTCAACCAGAACTGCTTTTGAGCCTGTTCCAACATGAATGCCGGTAGATACATCACCATAGGTCATCCATTTTGGGCCCTGGGCCCCAAGTTGGTACAAGGCTCGGCCTACGGCTCCAGTTGCATCTGAATTATAAAAGAGAACTCGCTTTTCACGGGGTGCATATCTGATTTTGATTAGCCCGGATTCGTAGGCTTCAAGTGAATTTACATTACTGAGGTATTCACATGCCGCTGTATTATGTTCCACCCGGGCGGTTATAGCAGGAATTGGTAGGCGAGATATTTTACTTTTAGGTTCGCTGCGGCCAGACAGATATGCTTTTGCACCTTCTATGGATCGCTCACCATTATAGCGACCCTTCGCATTGCAGGATGCACGGAAGCAATTCCACAGAAGTTCTCCCGTGGCCAATCGATCAATCGTGAATTTTTTGTGCCCATTACAAAACGGGCAGTTAAGGGTTTTATGCTCGCCCTCTGCAATTCTGATCTGTTTTACGATCTCAAGCTGTTCACGAAAATTGTACATATTTGCTCCAAATAAAAACCCCGCCAGAGAAGGAGACAAAAACTCTGGCGGGGTAAAAGGCGCCTAGGTCATAGGCGCTACGTGCTATCGATCGCTAACACGTTGTGCTAAAGGCCCACATATCCAAGCGCTTAGATCCAATGTTTGAATTGCAACCAACGCAAAAGATTTTGCGGCCCAGGGGTTTGACATATGGGGTGCCGTTGTAATCAACAAAGCGGGCACGATACTGCGCACGGGTATTCCCGCAAGAAGGACAGCGCCGGCCATTGTTAAAAGCAGTCCAAAATGTCTCGTTATCACCAGCCATTACGCTGACACCTTGGCGAACATCTCTGAATCCAACACCTTTGCGACGGTGTCCTCTCGCTTAGAAAGAGATTCAGCGACATTATCTACGTTGTGGCTGTTGCGAACGTAAAACCGGTCATTGTTGTGGCTGCTCCATGTGGTAAGTGCTGCGACCAGCGCTCCAACACTTTCGCCACGAGCCAAACATTCATCCAGATACTGGTCTAAGATTTTAGAACGGTTTCCGTGAGAAAAAAATGGCGATACAACCATTTCGGCATCATCCAAAGACAATGGAGCCATAGCCCATTTGCGCACGAGCCGCATACGGTTCGACCAAGTGCGAATATCCCGCTCCAGGAAAAGTTCCATCTCTTCGGTGCTGAAATTTTCCGTATGGCGCTTTGATACAGAAGAGCCGGCGCCGTACACGTTGATATTATCGCAAGCGTGATCAATCGACGCTGCTTTAATTTCAACCGATGTACTTCCATGAGTGTTCTTTGCGATGACGGCAAAGCTCATTTTCGTGGAAGTGCCATTAAGCTGTGGGATAACGGCGTACAGCGCAGGGATGCTATACATAAGGCGAACGAAGGCACCGTTGCGATTGGTCTGCTCGGTCAAGACAGTTCCATTCACTAAGGTGCTAGGCAAGCTCTTGTATAATGTGCGTTCTACAGCTTTGTGCAAAGTCTCGTTTTGCACAGGATGATATGCTGCACCCACCACACCCAGGCTGAGATCATTATCAGTGCGGGCGAGAAGGGAGCCTACGTTTTCTGGTACAGGAACCGCCATGCCGGCAGTGATTGCATCAGCGCTTAAATCCTCGGTAAAAAGGATCTTTTTAACTACTGAAAAGGCGGCTTTCTCTAATTTTGGAAAGCTGGTTCCAGCAGCAGGTTTCACCGTTTTGTTTTTCTGCATGAATGCAGGAATAAACAATTGGCTGGTGGGGCCGTCGAAGTTCTTCACAATGTCTTTCACAATATTTCTCCTAAGACTTGGTTCCAACAAAACCGCTAGATATGGCAAGTTTCGATAAAGCATGTCTCTCACAGTTGAGATATAATGTCAATGGCTATATGCATACTTAGTGTAATAACTGTGCATTTTACCTAAATGTAGTTGTTAATTCAGGCTTTGCGGGTGAAATCACACCCCTCATAATTTGCATCTAAAACAATATCTTAACTTAAATAGCAAAAATGAGGCTGGTTAGGCCCCATCTTCATTCAAAGCTTATCTGCTAGCGATGGCAGTTCTAGCGTCTCAAGGTACAGACGCTCCGCTCGCCATTTCTCCCGCAGCAGTTCATGCTTCGACTTCTTGACTTTAAAGCGGTCAAGTGACGCTGGCCGTTCATTTGGATTCATTCGGTTCCTCTTCGTTGATGATTTCAATTAATTTAACTTTAATGCCAGGGTGCTTGTTCATTGCGAACCGTACTAAGGGCCTAAATCCGCTCAGAAATGAAAACGCTCCCACCTCAGAGGCAGCGCTTTTTTTCAATCTAGGATATTTGCGCATGGCGAAATGCGCTTGCTCACGGACGTCATCTAAGATGCGATCATACTCAGTTTTGGCTGGTTCATCGAACTGATCGAAAAACTTTGGCCGTGGATTAGGTTCCATGTGCTACGCCTCTGCTTGTGATTGTTGAGATGAGCGTTTGTGCTGGGCGGTGGCGGCCATACGCAAATCAGGTTTCACATAAACGGACAGGATTTGGCGAGACTTATGTCCGGTCACGGCACGGATCTCATCCTCGCTGCAGGAACTTGCCCCAAGCAAGGTAGCGCCAGTTCTGCGCAAATCTGAAATTTTGAGGTGCTCAGGCAAGCCGGCAATCTCACGTATAGCTTGCGCCTTCTTACGAAAAAGCCGTGCGCTGTAAGCAGCACCCGTGCCCTCATAAATAGCTATCGGACTGTCAGGATTGCGGTTTGATAGGATATCGTCCAAGCGCTTTGCAAGCGTCGTGGTCGCTGGAATGTGTACCGGAGTTTTGGTTTTTTGCTGCGAGAATGAAAACACGCCGTCATTATAATGGCGCCATAGCATTTTGCGACAATCACCGGGGCGCTGACACAAATCAAAGGCCATCAAAGCTATGGTGCCGATACTTGAAAGCCCGTTGGCATCTGCGACGGAGATAAACGTATGAACTTCACTATCAGTCCAGGTGACATCACGAGATGGCACAGGTTCAAGCCCAACTTTAGAAAACGGATTATCTGAAACCAATTTTAAGATGCCAGCATTTGTCCAGAGGATTCCAAGCATTTTCATGATGGCGTTGGCGCCAGAAACACTACGCTCTATACATAGGCGCTGATAGAAATCTTCAGCGAACAGGGGTGTAATAGTGTGCACTGGCGTATCGCCTATCATGGAGCGAATAGCACGGAGCGATTGCTCGTAAGCCTTCTTGCTGTTTTCCACCTGAGCGATCGCTCTCCAGCGGCGAGTGCGCTTGTACGCATCAATCAACCCATTGACCTTATAAGCGTCAACGTTGTGGGGTAGGTGGCCGGTACGCTGAAATTCAGCAAAGGCGGCCGCTGCCGCTAGCGCACGAGCTCGGGCCTCATCAGCGGTATCATATGGTTCCCACTTGTAGCCGAGCTTTCTGCGCAGCGTAGCGCTGGGATTGAAGCCGTATACGATACGACCTGATTTCAACGTGATCTCTTTATAATGCTTCACAGAGGGCATAAGGTGCTCCTTTCATCGCTGGTCTAAGCATAGGCTGCTAAAACTTTTTGTCAACAGTTGTTGTTATAGCTGTTGCACTAAGATAATTGCGGTGGTATTGTGCTTGTATGGCCAAAGGGTTTTTCCTCCTTCTAACCTTGGGCCCCAGAGTTGTGAATCCTTCTCCCAGTTCACGCCTCTTTGCTAGACGAAACCGCCCCTTGAGTTGGTTCCTCAATGGGGCGGTTTTTTTATCAGGCGTTTTGCTGGATAGATCTCGCAGTGATTTCTGCCTGGAAGATTTAAAAGCTCTTTAAATTGAGGCCGTAGTAAAATTACTGGCACGTCAAACACACTAATGATTCTATCGTAATACACTATATATAGGTGTTAGCTAATACAGCAGTATAATATGAAAAAAACGGCTCCGAAGAGCCGCTAATCATTCCCAAACCTGTACCCAGAAGTTCTGCTCTGGGTCATAGGTCAAAGCGCTATCAGAGTAAGGTAAATAAGCTGCAATGTCACCGTTTTCAGCGGTCACCACTAGCTGATCTTCACCAGATGAAACTGCTGTTTCAGCAGCATCCATCAAAGCTTCTCCGATGTTGTGAGCCTGTTGGCAGTTTAGTTTCATATAATTTTTCCTTTCTTTTCCAGAACTTACCGTTCCCTTTTTGTTCTAAAATTTACTGGCACGTCAAAATATAAAAATAGGCACCCACTAGATGTAGTCGGCGGCATAGATCCTGACATGTATGTAATGGCCAAGCATTATCAGAAAAAATTTTTAAAGCAAATAAAAAATAGTTAATGTAATAACTAGTGTTGCAAGAGAATGATGTTTGTGAGATTCTGATTGCACCGGCCGGCGCCTGACCAGCGCTGCTTTGGCCGGCCCATATCTAGCAAAAAGGAATCCCAATCATGGGCTATAATTTTAGAAACACGGAAACGGCAACGCCGGCATTGCTAAACGGCAATGTAAATTTGACGCTGAAAAGCCGAAACAAAAAAACCGGCGATATACCGGTATCAACCAGCGGTAAGCAAACATGCCCCGACTCTTGCCCGCTAAAAGCAAGTGGCGCTTGTTATGCCATGACGGGCCCGCTTGGCTTATTCTGGCATAAAGTATCGACCGGCAATGCCGGCGCAACATATGACCACTTTATAAAACAAGTGGCCGCTTTGCCCGATGGTCAATTATGGCGCCACAATCAAAGCGGCGATTTACAACCATCGGCCAGCGATAGGGAAACGATCGACGCCCCGAAATTGCTCGCATTGGTGGAAGCAAACCGGGGCCGGCGTGGTTTTACATTCAGCCATTTCGACCCGATCGAAAACCCGCTCAACAATTATGCGCTGGCCATGGCCAATAATAACGGCTTCACGATCAATTTAAGCGGCAATGATGTTAACCACGCCGATCGGCTGGCCGATACCAATTGCGGCCCGGTCGTTTCAGTTTTGCCGCTTGAATATGAGCGCAGAACAGAGCGGACGCCGGCCGGCAAGCAATGGGCCGAAACGATCGCCGCATATAAAACCCGGCTGGCAAGCTTGCCTAATAAGACACCGGCCGGGCGCCGCTTGGTTGTTTGTCCTGCCACGTATTCCGATGACGTTTCCTGCAAAACTTGCGGCCTATGCCAAAAGCAACGGGCAACGATCGTCGGTTTTCCAGCCCATGGCACAAGCCGGCGCAAAGCCGATGCCGTGGCCCGGGGCGCCGCATAATGGCCGGCGCATATAACAAAAAGGCTGTTGATCGGGCAATTGCCGCAAGCCGGCAACCGATCAGCAAGGCCGAATCCAAGCTTATTCACGCATTGTTAAAAGGAAGGAAAACCGATGCAAAAGACTAAAGCCGAAAGCGCTAAATTTCAGTTTGAATTTATGGCCATGATGTTGATCAGCGGCCGCAATGATCAAGCGGCCACGGCCTACGAAAAAGGCCTTGCCTATTTAACCGAAATTATTGAGCAGGAAGGGAAAGCCGATGCCTGATATATATTGCCCAAAATGCGGCGAGCCGTGGGATGCCTACGAATTGCATGACGTGCCGGCGATAAATGCCGACCGGGGCGCCGGTGTCTTAACTTATAAGCAAGCGGCCAATTTATTCCCGGTTTATGGTTGCGGGTTATGGGTTGATCGTTTCAGTGGTGGAATGTTTAAGGAATGCAAAGCGCCGGTCGTAGATCCAGACGCCGCAGAATATGCCCGGGCAATGCATGAAATAACGCCGCACCCTGATGAGTGGTTAATGTGATGTATTTACTCGCATGGACAATTAACCACGGCCAAAATAATTTGATCGACCATCAGATTATAGTGGATGAGCCGCAAGAGGTTGCCGAATGGGTTGATTCAATCCAGACGCAAGCCGACGTTCATTGTTGGGCCGCTTGCAAGATATTAGAGGCAAGCGAGCCGCATTGGATGGAAAGCGGCGATTAATGGCGCCCATATATCAGGCGATCGGCTTTGCCGTGTTTTGGCTGGCCATAATAAGCTTATTTTACAATTGAAAACAAAAAAGCCGGCCTTAATTGGCCGGTTTTCTTTTGCCTGATGATACCGGGAAAGCGGCCATTTTAGCGCATCAGGCGGGCGCTATATGCAATCTTACATATTATCAAAACCCGGCGCCTTAACACGTTATGCGGCCGCTTGTGGCGCCGTTCTGATGACGTGTTATGCGATACCGGCACGGGCCCGCAACCGATCAACAGCACGGCGCCCCGACCGATCGCAACCGGCCAGCGTGGCCGCTTAAAAGCGCCCTGCCACGATATCGTACACACGACCGATTGCCCCGACCGATTCTTAAATTTGCCAAGATAAAAGCCCGGTATTTTATCGGCCGTTTTTAGGCGCCGGCCTGAAATTGTAGAATGATCGGTTGAATGATTTTTATTTTATTTAATATTATCAGGCCGTTAAGCCATAAAGGCCGATAACTAAACGATACCGGCCCGGGCTGCGATATAAAATTATATAACAAAAACAATATCTTGCGATCGATTGATGGCCGGCATGTGCCATGGGGGCCCCTAGCGTTACCGTATACAACCGCTACCGATTTTGGGGAAAACGTAACTGTAAATGGGCGGCCTGGTTCACCGCTATCGTTCCGGTAAGTTGCGAAACTGTCAAAACACTAATCCTCGATCAAGATCCGTTTGGGTTTTGTAACTTGCATTGATATTGGTGTAATAGTTCTTGCAATAGTTGTTTTCAGGTGGTATAATTCAGACACAGGAATGGCAATGCTTTCCTGTTCTTATTGAGGCTCTTGTTATGAGCAATATAGAATCTGATACCACGCTACAGATTCCCATTTATGTAGAAAATGATTTTGAGGTTGATTATGATGGCGTAAGTTTCATCGTCACTTCTCTATTCGTTGGAGATGCGGAAGAAGCGCAGGAAATCCGCATTCAATTGGATGACGTAGTTGAAGCTCTGTGTGAGTTTTACGGGGATGTGGACGGCTACCAGCATCTGTATCTGGTATCACATGAATTAAGCCGAGCGGCTGAGGTATTAAGGGAAAAGGCAGGTATAATTGAAGACAGCACAAGTGCTGTGAGTGATCTCTTCAATCTGACAGATGACCGAGAATACTAAGGTCTGCCCAAAGTGCATGAAAACCTATGAACGTTACTCTGCAAGGTTATGTTCTTACTGCAAGGAATGCAACAAATCCTATAATTCTGTTCTGCATAAACTTAAATCTGAGCATAAGGTTCCTGAAGGTCATAGATGCTTGATCTGCGAGAAGTCTGAAAGTGAATTGAAAGATATTTACAGTAAGAATGGCTTATCTCAATCGAAGTGGGCTTTAGATCACTGTCATGAGTCCGGGCAGTTTAGAGGGTTTCTGTGCCGTAACTGTAATAATGGATTGGGAAGGTTTCAGGATAATCCTGATCTATTAATGAAAGCCGCCAATTACCTCACCCTTAGTTCCGGTAAATTTAAAACCGGTTCCTAGGGGTATTACGGGGGGCATCAACATCTTAATTATACCAGATTTTTCAAATAAGTCAACAGTTATATTAACAGCTAATGCACTAGTTGTTGTTGACATTTTGCGCAACCTGTGGTATAACACCAGCATAGGCAAAATTTAACGTGATCAACCTCGTTTATATTAGAGCCGCTATCCGTGAAAATACAGGCCGAAATTTATCCCTTGATAAGGTGCTGCAGTATTTAGTGGAAGAGGGCCTGGTTACTCCAGAGCAAGCAGCGGATAAAGATCTCATTTTCCGTGGGTACAGCGAATACTTCGACATGGAAGAAGCGGCTGCCCGTACTGAACCAATCGAGCAGCTAATCGATAAGGAATTTTTCAATGAAATCGACGAAAGCCAAGTGCGGGGCATCTAATCCTGCAACTCAAAAATCCACGCCCAAAATGATGAGCGGTGGTATGGCCATGAAGAAAAAACCCGCAATGATGTATGGCGGCATGGCTCACAAAAAGAAAAAGAAATAATGTGGATCGGGGTCGTACTCCTTTGCCTGTCGCCAATTGATGTCAGATCTTGTGATGTGTTGGTCAGGACGAGCGGAGCATTCCCCACTGAACAAGCGTGTTCGAGCCAAGTGGTAGCCGATGTGAGCACGATGGTTAACGGCAGATCCCTCTACACCCGAACCAAGTGCTACCAAATCAAATTACCCATTTAGAAAAGCGAGCCTTGGGAGAGGATCATGCTAGCCGAAACATTAGCCGTGGTCAGTGCGGCCAACGCAGCTATTGGGCAAGTTAAGCAACTTATCGGCCATGGGAACGACATCAGCAGCATGGGGCGCCAATTGGGCGCTATTCTGACCGCTGAAGAGACATTACAGGCCCAAGGTAATAGCAAAAAGAAATCCCTGTTCGCCCAAGCGATGGGTAAGGACAACGACAGCTTTGAAGAATTTCTGCACCTCGACAAATTAAAAGAGGCTCGCAAAGAAATCGAAAGCATGATGCGGCTCTACGGCCGGCCAGGATTGTATGATGATTGGGTCAATTTCCAGCGTGAAGAACGTGTTCGGAAGAAACAGGAAGCGGAAGATCGGGCTAAGGCTAGAGCTTTTTTCGTTAATCTGGCGCAGTGGTCTATTGCCGGCCTGATTATGTTCGGATCGGCATTCGGTTTACTTTATTGGGCTTGGCTCACCCGTGGCTGGTGAAACATTAATCAGCCACTTTCCGCTGCCATCGATGCCGTTTCAAACGCACGTAAACATCGTGTTTGAAAACGGGGTGGGCGAGCCAACTGAGAAAATGGCGAGATCTGAAACGGGCGGTACGAAGCAAGAGCTCGATCCGGATACGCCGGTTGAAAACCTAAAGATCGTAAATCAGAAATACGCCTATCACCCAGATCCAAACAAACTCCGAACACCAGACGGTCAGATCGTGGATTTTGTAGTGGCTTAATCTAAGGCTAATTAGTCGCATTACCCTGCGTAAACTTTATCTATAAAAGACTTGCGGGGGTTAGGTTCAACGGTGACTGGAGTTCACCGGGATCGACTTTTTATGTAGCCAACAGGGAAAGATGGTGGCCTACCCCCACCATTAATTGCATTAAGTGATAAAAAATGGCTGGCTACTCAAACCCAGAATAAGCCAGCCAGTGGGAACATGCCCTTTCATAATGCGAGGAGGCATTACAAACAGAAGAGTCAGGCTGGCTTCCCCAACCATTAGCGAAGGCCAGCCCGTGAAACATTCACTGGTAATAAACGCTTCGTATCAGAAATTAATCTCACTCATGTAAGTCTCAAAATGTTTTCTAATGTCAAAAGTAAAATTCCCATTCAATTGCTTAATTTTTGATCACTGTTCTAAATTTGTATCACCACTTTCTTCACTATCCTGTGCTGTTCTACTGCCTGACATAGCAAATTCAGAATTTCCGACATAGACGATCTGACTGCCCGCTCGAACAGAAGCACCGCATTTCGTGCATCTGGTTTTAGTCACAGCCTGATCCGCAGTCATATCAGGCCCAAATTTCTCAATAAAATCTTTGACCGGTATCAGCCCAGCGTGGCCACACCAGCATCTGATGCTCAAATGATTGTTTCTAATTGCGGCCAGTTTGGTCATACGTTCACATTTTGTTCTCATTGGCAGAATTGCAATGGCAAAAGT